TATCGAATATAAGTATTTGAATTTGATACCGTAAGCGTATTTTGACACAGAACGAGGGGGGCCTAGTATTACCCCCCGAGTGTGTCAAAAGTCACACTCAACTACGTTTACGTTCTACTTTATATATATATACGGTTACGTTCTACTCTCTTTATGGCAACAATCAGTCGCTGACATGGAAGTAAAAAATATATATATATATAAAAAGTACTTAAAGACATCACTTTATAAATAGTATAACCAATGACCGACACACGTTCTCGAGCATGGTGTTATACTACCAACAACTACACAGATATTGACTTAGTTCATTTCCCCGACGTACAATACCAAGTAATTGGTAAGGAAGTGGGTACGAATGGTACCCCTCACATTCAAGGATTTATATATTATGAAAATCCCCGTTCTTTTGCATCTATGAAAAAGAAACTTCCCCGATCGCATATAGAGGCCAAGTGTCCTAAATCGACCTTGGATCAAGCGATAGATTATTGTATGAAAGAGGGAGATTATACCGAGTCTGGTATTAGACCCGTGGATAAAAGAGGACAAGTCAATGAATGGCCAAAGATCTTGAAGAAGATTCAAGATGGCGCTACACTAGCAGAAATAACAGCTGAGTTTCCCGAAGCTGGTATACGTTACGCTAACGGTATAAAGTCGATGTATGAATTGCACCGCCCAAAGTATAGGTTTAGTATACTTGAGAAGTACGGTTCATATAATCCCGTTCAGAAATTTATTATGCGTTACATAATGAATGAGCCCGATGATAGGAAAATTCTTTGGATATATGATGCAAAAGGTGGCGCTGGAAAAACAGATTTAGCAAATGATTTAATGTCAAACCATGGGTTTAAGGTATTTGGCAATGCAAAAACCGCAGATGTAGCCTTCGCTTGGGAAGGCGAACACGTTGTATTCGATTACTCGAGATCACAACAAGAACACATAAATTATGGTGTTTTAGAAGACATAAAGAATGGGCGCATATTTAGCGGCAAATATCAAAGTACAACAAAACTCTACCGTAGACCACATACCATTGTGTTTGCCAATTTTTTGCCCGATTGGTCAAAGATGTCTATGGATAGATGGGATTGTTATGAAGTAAAGGGTGAGGCATTGACGCCAGTCAATGCCTATGAATACTAGGCCCCCCTCGTTCTGTGTCCTAAGTATTTAGTGCGTTAGAATTCCCATAATAATATCTTTATATATATTATAATGGCATATAAGAAGCGTGCACTCCCCCGTCGTTACCGTAAACGTTCAAAGGCTAAAATGTCTCGTAAGCCTAAGGTATCTTTAGCCGTTAAAAGGTATGTGAAGTCAACACTTCACAAAAATATTGAAAATAAATTATATGAGATCCAATGGTCTCAAAATTTAGGAGGTTACTCGAGTTCTGCAACCATGTATGCGTTTCCTTTAACGCCTTATACTGGTGGAATAAATATTGCTCAAGGTGTTACACAAGGAGCCCGTATTGGCAATATTATAAAATTACGAAAATTAGTATGGAATTTTTGTGTATCTCCAAATACTTATAATGCAACAAATAATCCATCTCCTCAACCATGTTATGTTGAAGTTTTTATTTGTTCATTAAAGGGTGAGAACGGAGTAATTCCAAATAGTACTGATATTACAAGTTTTTTTCAATTGAATAATAATGCAGTTCCTCCATCTGGTTCTTTGTATGATTTAACTCAACAAGTTAATAATGATTATTTTATTTGTCACAAACGTATGAGAATTAAGATAGGTTTTGCAAATTATGGTGGTACTGGAACAAATGCTGGTCTTCAGTCATTTTCCAATAATGATTACAGTCTGACCGTATTAAAGAAATTAAATATTACAAAGTATTGTCCTAAGACAATTACTTTTCCAGATGCAACTGCAACTCCTTCATCTAGATGCGTTTTTGCACTCATAAACGTCATGCCTTCGATTGGCAATACAGCTTTTTCTGCTGGTGTAACACCAATTCGAATAGATGGACAGATTCATATGGAATATGAAGATGCTTAAGGATATCGAATATCGAATATAAGTATTTGAATTTGATACCGTAAGCGTATTTTGACACAGAACGAGGGGGGCCTAGTATTACCCCCCGAGTGTGTCAAAAGTCACACTCAACTACGTTTACGTTCTACTTT